GTAGAAAAGTAAACAATCAAGAAATGTTCAATCCAAGGGTAATAAAACCAATCTTGATGAACTCGATAATCAACCCACTGAATATATCTGAAGATTCATCCCTTGGGAACTCGTTCAACTACTCTATGGACGATGATGAAATCCTGAACATCCAGGTTGATTTTGGTCAAGAGTCTCAAGAAGAAAATGTGGTGAGGTATGTCGATATAACAAACCACTTGGATTATCAACTTGAGCCTATCATTCATTCAGGCCATCTTCATAGATATTACGAAAGGAAATTTGGTTTTTCTGGCATAGAGTCGATACCACACGACATGGTTGTCTCCAACCTTGTTGACTACCGAGAGCGTGACCCTACATTCTCTGACTGCGGTTTCGCCAATGGTGATGAGTTTGACAGATATTCGCCTGACGCTATATTGAACCTGGATTTTAATTATCTGCTCGAAGTCAAAACGACTCAAGGTGACATCAAGTCGACTTATCAGAGAGCATATGGTTTATACATGCCAGCTGTTGTCAGACATGATGGAACAAAGATTAGAAACATAGATACAAAGTTCTTAATAGTTGTTGTTGGGCCATCAAGTCTAATTTCGTCTTTTAGGATGAGTTCTGAATGTGCTAAGAAATTGATAAAGTCTTATAGGATAGGCCTTGAAGTTCAACAGTTGGCCAGCAAATTCTCAGAAATGGACATTGAAGGCCAAACAAGCATGAAAGATGCTGAAAATTTCTTCATAGGTTGGCCCAAAGATCTCCAAGAATCAAATAGTCAAATGAATATGAATATTGAATTTATTAGAGAGTCAGTTTTGAATCCAGAACCAAAATACTTGCTTAGTTGTAAGATGATAGATGATTTTAAATCCTCTGAGCAATCTGGTGAAACTAAAGATACATTTCTTAGAAAGTTGCAAGAACATCCGCTCAATAAGAAGTTAACAACAAAACCAATAATACCTTTCCCAGGAATAGTGTTCAAAAACAATGATGTGATGCCCTTCGAAGATCTTGTTGGCTTCGAGTCTTCTGACTGCCTAGAATCCAAGGTTTGGGAGAAATTGATAATGAACAAGGTCTTGTCTTCCAACGACGATGTTGTTTTTCAAGATGCATTTGAGATTCTAGAAGATGGCGAATCTAAGGAGAAAGACCCTTTCTTAAACAGACGGAATAGATACAGCTGCGATCTTGACGTTGAGATTGGTCATGACTTGGCTGCTGTCGGCATATTTGGAAAAAGATTCTCTGAATGTGAGGAGAAAATTCGAGCGCAAGAACTGTCAAAGCTGGCCTACGATCCAGAGGTCTCTGTCTCTGACATAGAAGAATTTGTTCAATGTTCAGGCTCTTTCTCAGACCTCCTGAGTGTTACTGAATCAATGAAGCCAACAGAAGGAAGATTGCTTGAATGTTTATCTGAATACACAAGGAGAGTCAATCCTAGAGGTGTCCCGTTATTCAAGGAAGTTTGTGAGACCAACCTTGGGAAAGTCAGTAGCGTCATAGCTTGCATATCGTCAGAGTTGAATCTTTGTCTGAGGAAGCCAACTCATTCTGATTCTTTCTATGTGTACTCATCACAGACCTTGCCTTTTTATTACTGTATGAGGAATTGTAAGAAAGGTATATTTTGGAGCATGATAACAAAGGTTGAAAACGTTGAAAAAGTTTATGGTCTGCCATTCTTGGAATTGAAGAGAGTTGGTGATTTCTTGATTTCTCCATTCAGATACACTTCAGAACATGACATTTCGATGAGCTTGTCTTGCCTATCGAAACTTGTGACAAAAGTCTCTGCTTTTAAAAACATTTTTGAGTTGAGAACCAAAGAAAATGTTAGGGACATATTTTCAAGATGTGGCCCCGAAATACTTGTCTGTTACCTCATGGAGCTTGAAAATAAGGAAGTGACTAGCTCTAACTCTTCGAATGTCAGGTACATGTACATGAAGAATTGTGACCCAAATTCCATTGCAAATCCTTATTCACCACTTAAGAAGTTTAGCCCTGTTTTAAGATCTAGATTTTATTCTTTTGTTGTACATAGGATGATAAAAGCCATGGATCTTCAAGCCCACGGAGACGTGTTCAGGAAAGAAGATGATGCTCCTGCTGAAGTACTCGAGAAAGACACAGACGGTGATCTATCAGAGACGGTTTGTATATCAAGAGACACTGAAATACAACAGTATTCTTTTTGTTCATTAAGAAAGCTCCCGCATTTTGAAGCCAGTGTGAATCTAATGTATGTCTCGTGGTTTCACAACAAAGACAAGTCTGTTTATGAACATGGTGTTTTCAAAATATATGCAAAGATAATATCAGAGGAAGTTAAGATGAGAGATGTTAGAGAGGAGTTTTCTGGGATAAGACAGACTCAGTCGATTCAGGATTCTATATCTGAAGATCCAACAATACTACGGTCTCATGAGTATGATTCTGCACATGTCACACATCTTGGTAAAATGACCAGGAAGTTGATGGACTCTAAGAACCCAGGTTGGAGATTCAAGCTAATCCGCAGATTATCAGAGAAAACCTGGAGTGAATTTGCCACATTCAAAGCGTCGGCTGACGATTCGCAGTTTGATGCAACAGGGGAACTTAAATTTGATTATCACAAAGATAAGAAAAGACCCAAATGTATTGAACAAGTTATAAGGTATCTGGAATCAGATTTTAAAGGATCACAAAATCCTTATAACCATCTCAGGAAAGTTCGTGAGCTTATAAACAACAAGGGAGGTGTCAGAGCAAATCTCTTCAAGAAGCTACAGATAACTGGTGTCCGTGAGATTATAGTTCTAGAATTTTTGTCTAGAATTCTGATAGCTTCTGTGGAAGAGATTTCAAGATTTATAGCTGAACACTTGCCTAATGAATTTCTGACTAAGGGCAAAGAAAAGACTGATTACATATTAGCTCACTACAAGAAACTCAAGGCGAAGGAAGATGACATGAAGAAGTCTGGTAAGAAATTCACAACACTAACTGTCACTGACTCGATTGACATGCAAACCTGGTGTCAGAGGTTCACCATGAGGACTTTTGGCTCATTCTTTTGTGGATTGTTTGGTGGGCTTGATCCTATAATTTCTGACTCAATTGATTCAACTTTCTTGATACATGTCATTAGCGTTCTGAATATGGCATCAGACAAGAAGTTCGAGCTTCCTCATGTTCTTTGCGAAAAATTTTCAAAGGATGTGTCAAGAATTCGAGATAGTCTCACATGTGAAGAGATGAACGAACTTAAGAGTCAGTTTTTGGGACAGAGCGAGGATAATGATCTAATAGATCCATTTTCGATGTTTTTAAAGAATGTGAGTAATATGATGCAGGGAATCTTTCACTATACTTCGACCATGATTCATTCTGCTCATCTACTAGTCATAACAAAGGCAATACAGACGATAGTTAAAAAGAGACTAGACAAAAATTTCTTGGAGGGTTCATACCATGCTCAGACAACAACAATGTGCACATCTGATGATGCGTGCAGAATGACAAGTGTCATATTTTGGCATAAGACCGAGAAACTCAGGGCTAAAGTGCAATCATGTATGTTGGACATAGCTGACTGTACAAGTGCATTTTTGAAATTCAGCTACCCACGAATGAATGCAAAAATTTCTGATGAAAAGTCAACCATGAGGAATCTGAATGGTATAATGGAGATGAATTCTCAGTGGTACACAAAGAACACTCTTCAGTTTGTTTTACTCAAAACAAGTAAAGCAATATCAACTCATAAGTACTCACAAAGTTGCACTGACAGACAATTGATGGACCACAATCTTCTTAACGAGTTACTTGCTCAAGGGGCAACGACTGAGTGTGTCTCAGAGCATGAGATCTGCTGTCTTGTTATGCATTATGAGTGTCTAGGTTTCCATACTATGTTATCTTTCGAATATGAAGGTGCACTTTCCCTTATGATTAGAAACCCGTCTCCAATGTCTTATTTCTACATCCTTAGTCATCCAATAATTTCGACCACACTTGGTTTTAGATTCACAAAGTATTATAACCTTAGTCTGAGTTCAGACATGAGGAGAACTGAGAATTGGTTCAGGAGCAACCTGTATGCCGAGGGAGAGATGGGTGATGTTGAGATTTTTGTTTCTCTACTTTTCGGAGAAGCTAAAAAGTATAATAGCTTCATTAGGGATAATGGCCTGATAGAGAAGAAATCAGAGGCTATGGAATTTTACACAAAAGATTTCCTCGAGTCCCCAAAATTTTATGTGCCAGCCATATTCAGAAGCCCTGAATCATCAGAGGAAGTGTACAATGCTGTCATAATGAAGTGCTTTGCTTCAGGCGTTATTAAATCATTCTCTTTTGATACAAGCTCAAAAATGTATGCGAGTGGAGTGTATATACTCAAGACACCATGCCTTTCAGTTAGGATGAAAACAGGCAACGGAACCTCACGGAAGTATAAGTGCTCATTAACCAGGTTGCTAACTGACTGCGAGAATGAGTCACTTCCTGCAGATTTTCAGGATTTCCACAAACTGTTTCCTCAAAGAGCAGTATATGACACAATCATTCAAAAGATGGAAAACGCTGTTTCAGATAATTATGATAGAAGGAATTCAAGGAGGCTGAGAACAATCAACTTTAATCGGAACGACCTCTTGTTTGAGTGCTCTCTAATTGAGTGCATAAAGACCTGTTGGTTCAATGTCAAGAACAAGTTTGTCAAGAATGCTGTTTCGATTGCATGCTTCACTAGGTATAAGGAAATCATACCTTGGCTGACTGACGATGCTAAAGAGACCTTTAATCTCTTTAAGGAGATACATGGCGATGTTAGTGTGATTGACTTTTATAACTCATTAAGCATGTACGAAGTAAAAGATCAGCTTATTAAAGTCCTGCATAGGGGGCCAGACAAGAGCAATTCGACATCCATGTTGTGCAGCTTCCTAAGTTATCAATACTCAAACAAAACTCGTTTAATACTTCAATCTCAAAAGAGGAATAGGATGAGTCAAACAGCCTCTTTTGATAAAACAATAGTCAAGATCATGGGTTCACCCCCCTACGCCATGCAGGAAAAGATATTTTGTTCTTTGTCGACATTGGACACATCTAACATAAATTGTGTAACACTACAGGATAAACTCCTCAGCACTTTAGCCCTATCTCACAAGATTCTAAAGGGTTCAAGATCTAAATTGTTAACTTCTGAGGAACGTGATATTCTTATGGAAAGTATTAAAGAAACAAAGCAACCTTCTGCGTACTGGATAAACCCCCAACAGATTAAATCTGGTAAGTTCACAGCAGATGGCGTTTTGATGATAACAATAGGATCACTCAAAACATATTTCCATGTTCGTGACAAGTATCTGATTAAAGTTGTCTGTAATAACGAGAAACTACTTAAAACTTATAAACTTGATGTTAAGAAACTGACTAGCAGGAATTTGAAGGGAATGGAAATGAATATGAGCTCTAACTCAAGGTTTGTCAAATATGATCTTGATTCTGGAGACATAAACTATTCCAAAGGCGTTCCTTTGTTAGTTATAGACTCTCTTGAATATGACCCAAGTGTTACACTCAAAATGTCCTTTGATGTTCAGAGAGCAAGGTTTGAGATGACTTTGCTCACATTTAGAGACTCTATGCATGATGTAATATCGCACGATGTCATAAATTATTACCCCTCAACAGAATCCGTTGACATAATACAGACTGCACCAGATGTCATCAAAGAGTGTGTCATAAAAGAAATAGAGAAAGACGTCACTAGGGAAAGTGAGAAATTGAAGCATCTCAGACTATCTAAATCTTCTTCTCAAGACATAAAGTTTCAGAGAGAAGTTGTCAACAACCTCCAAACCCTGATAGCCATTGAGCCATCAATCTGTTCTAGCTGGGTTCTAGACAGTGTCGTCGATGAAAAACTCTTCTCAATATACTTCAATCTGAGGAAGCACGATGATGATTTTAGAGCTTGGTTTGAAAAATCGCTTGTGAAATCACTTCAGTTGACATCTCAGTTTCCAAAGCCCTGTTTTTATGCGGTCGAATTGATTCAAACTGCCAGCGCTGATATGCCAAGCCTTCAATACCTTGATGATATTGATTACTATGATGTATTTGTGAATCAAATGGTGGTAGCTGATGTAGACCTTTCTGACATTGTCAATAAAGACTTCGTGCAAGAAGATTACAACATGAGTCTCTCCGAAATGGATGATACAACGTCTTCGATAGGCTTATTGTCAGCAGTTGGGTCTAGGATTAAAGCCAGAAATCTGAATCTACAAACATCAAGTAGGTTTTACGAGTCAGTGATCAAAACGAACATCTCCATCTATCGACCTGAGAATCCTATTTCAAATTGGAAATCAATTCCACTTCAAATGCACGAGTCAGAGGAGGAGATAGTCATGTTCATATCTGAGATATTCAGAAGTCGTGGCTTGCCTAAAGAACCTCGAATAGATAGACAAGCACATGTTCATGAGAGCAGTAAGGAATACATCGAGGTCACATCCTTGTTTGAGTCTGGTGATGGATATGACATTATTGATGTATCTCAGCTTATAACAAAATTAGATGATGAGGATGGTAAGCTTCTATGTGAGGCTCTCTGCAAATTAGCTCTAAGAAAAATAGCTAGCATGTTGGAAATCGCATTCAACAAAAAGGATATCTCCTCTCAGAGTTTTAATGTTTGCTTAACTCAGGACGATTACACAGTTATTTATGATGCATCGTCTTTTGATTCAGCAATTATAAATTTTTGTGAAAAGACTCTCCATAGGTTCAGAAGGGGGACAAGAGACATAACTCCTAAAACAGAAAAGATATTAAACACTTTAATTGAAATACATAAATGGGATTTTGACGATATATTAGACTATTGTCTCTCTTTAGACATAACATGCGAAATTCTCCTCCAGTCGATAGACAGATTCATTGACAAGATGAATCCGTAGATCCCACCATTGACATGTGAACCATCCCATCCTCTCTGAGCCTTATAGCAAAAACCCTATGCACTCAATTTTCTGAACAATTCATATTCTAATAAAATGTCTTATCTAGGAATGTCATGAGCTCAGAGTTTCATTCAAATGGTTTGATTTATCCTATGGTCT